ACGGATGCGGTCACCCACGCTCATTCCCCGGAGATCGCAATGGCCAAGGTGAAGGCCTGGCTGCGCCAGGTCACGACCGGACATGGCTTCATGATGCTGGCGGGCGCCGGCGTCGCGCTGCTGGCCGGCACCATCAGCTGGCAGGCTGCCCTCCCGGTGATGATCGCCGGCCTGGTCGGGCTGATCTGGCCCGAGGACGCGGCCCTGCAAACCGGTGCCAGGCAGGCGGCCACCGATATTATCGCCGCGGTCGAGAGCGGCCAGCCGAGCGGCGTCGGCGCGGGATCCTCGGGCACCACCGCGGCCACCGCGCGGGCGCTCGGGATCGCCTTCGCGCTGACTGCGCTGGCCGGCCTCTCGCTGCTGGCCGCCTGCTCGGCCCCGGATGCGGTCGATGCCACGGCCTGCGTTGCCCAGGCCGCGCCAGGCGTGGTCGCCGATGCCCAGGCGCCCGGCGTGTCCGATGGGCAGAAAGCCGTCAACGCCGGCCTGACCGTTGCCGCCTCGCCGGCCTGCCAGAAGGCGGCGGCCGACGGCGTCGTGGATGCCTCCAAGGCGATCGGCGGGACAGGCGCCGGCGCCCCCGGTGCGGCGCCGGCAACCGCGGCCCCCAGTACCTCGCCCCCGGCGGCGCCAGCTGTCGTGCCGGCGGCGCCGGCGAAGACGTCCAGCCTCTCGCCGCGCTGGCTGTTCGCCGCCGTCCTGCCGCACTGGACCCTCGGCCCGCCGGGCGGCTGGATCACCGCCAGCCGATAAGTGCTGCTCGGCAACACCCTTTTGACCTGTGGCGCCCGCCGGCTCTCCGGCGGGCGCCTTTTTGCTGTGAGCCAGTCATGAGAGCCGATCAGCTGTATGTCTTCACTGCCCGCGCCAACCCGCTGGGGTTCCGCGCGCCGCACGACAACTATCTCCGCTTCGCCCGCCACATGCTCGACAGCGGGGTGAACCTGGTCGTCGTCGAGTGCGCCTATGGCGAGGAGGACTTCGCCTGCCAGCTCGACGGGGCGACCCACATCGGGGTGCGCGCCACCACCCGCGGCTGGTGCAAGGAGAACCTGCTCAACCTCGGCGTCTGGCGCACGCCGGAGGCGAAATACATCGCCTGGATCGACGCCGACGTGATCTTCCGCCGCGCCGATTGGGCCGCCGCCACGGTGCGGGCGCTGCAGCACTATGCCGTGGTGCAGCCCTGGAGCGATGCCTACGACCTGGGGCCGAACGGCGAGCACATCGCTCATCACCGGTCCTTCTGCCGGCAGTACTTCCACCGCGAGCCGGTGGCGCCGACCGGGCCGAATTTCTGGCACAGCGACGGCGGCCCCTATGCCTACCCGCACAGCGGCTACGCCTGGGCGATCACGCGCGACGCCTATGAGCGGGTCGGGGGCCTGTTCGAACTCGGCGGCATGGGGTCAGGCGACCATCACATGGCGCTCGGCCTGGTCGGGCGTGCGGATGCCTCGATGCCCGGCGGGACGGCGCTTGCCTATCGCGCCGAGGTGAAACGCTGGGAGGCCCGCGCCCGGCAGCACATCAACGGCAACATCGGCTACGTGCCGGGCACCATCGAGCACCTGTTCCACGGCCGGAAGGGAGATCGGGGCTATCAGTCGCGCTGGGGCATGTTCGTCCAGCACCAGTTCGACCCGCACGAGGACCTGAAGCGCAACGCGTACGGCGTGCTGGAATTCGCGACCAACAAGCCGGAGCTGCGCCACGACTTCGACCTGTATCTGCACAGCCGCAACGAGGACACCAGCTCACTGGCGTGACGACGCTCGCAAGACCTGGCGCGCCGGAGGCGTGCACGGCGGCGTTAGCCGCCACCCTGCCTCTCGGCCGCTGCGACGCCTGCCCCGGGCGCAATCGCGCCGGGACCGCTCCTCTCCTGAGCAATCTTCTACGTACGGTCCCCACCGTGGAGCGGTCCAGGGAGAGGGGTCAGCGCAGCGAAGCGGAGCGAAGGGGGGAACCGTAGGTTACCCCCTTCTATTCTACCGCTGGGCTGCTGCGCGTCCGCGCCGGGGTCAGCGAAGCGTAGCGGAGCGAAGGGGGCGGCGCCCCCTTGTCAGCCGGGAAACCGGTGCGCGGAAGCGCACTCTATTTCTTCTCTTTCTTCTCTTGGCTCTACACGATGTGCGCCAAACGATGGTGTCAGTACTGATCCCATTGCCTGGTATCAGCTGCCCCGAAAAACGCCGCCAAGCCGGCCGAATGGATCGCCCTGGGCCTTCGTGCGCCCTTCTATGTTCCGATATCGGTTTATTCACAGGCTCGCGAGGCGCTGTATATTAGCGGGCCGGAATGAAAAGCCTTCCGTGCGGAATCAGGATCGCCCGCACGGGGCGGGTCACAGGCGCCTCTCAGCAGAGGGAAAGGTCAGGTGGGCGGGGGGTGCGCCGGCCGCGCGGGGGCGGTGTTCAGCCCCCAAAGGCGGGCAGCGAGGCCGAAGAACGGCGCCCAATACTCGGCGCGCTGGGCCTTCTTCACGACGGCAACCAGCGGATCGGCCGCGTCTTCGGCGGCCTGGTCCTCCGCGTCCTCGGCCGAGGGTGCGGCGGGACGGTTGGGCGGCATGGTGCGCAAATAGAGGTTGGCGCCTCGGATCAGGTCGCGGCCGTGCCGCTCCAGCACGTTGAACGTCGCCAGCAGCTCCCAGGACTCCAGCAGCCGGACGACCCGCCGCACAGTCTCCTTGCAGCAGGGTACTGCCCGGGCGACCTCCTCGAAGGTCACCCGTGCCTTGCCTTCGCCCTTCTCGATGAGGGCGCCGAGGTAGCCGCCCACCCGCACGATCGTCAGCGCCAGCGGATCGCCGAGGTTGCGCCGAGGCGCGAACTTGCGCACCCGAGCCATCCAGAACGACTGCCTGACCGTGGGCGGCCGGAGCCGCTTCAGGTTGAGGTCACCCGCGTGAACCTTGAGGTTGTCCACCCGGCGTTGGGCGCCGTCCTGCGCCACCCTGGCTGCCGCCGGGAGGTGATCGGCGATCGATCGGACAGCCTCCCGCGTCGGCGTGCTGGCCTGCGCGGAAACCAGGCGCTGCAGCTCCGCCAGGTCGGAATCCGTCACCGCCTGGCTCTGAGCGCGCAGCGCGGCGCGCTGGGCGGCTATGGCGTCCTGCAGCCGGTCAGCCGATGAGGGGTATGCCGGGGTCCGGGCCCCGGCCGCGCCCACAGCGCGGTCGTCGCCTAACCCCACGCCCTCACCTGCGACCGGCACTGTCATCGCGTCGTGCCTCGCCGGCCTTGTGCGATGATGTCGCCGGATGCTCCCTGCAGCGCGTGCCACGCCGCGCCGAGCTGCTGGATGGTGCTCCACACCAGCCAGGCCCGGAACGCCGGCGAGTTCCCATAATGGGTGAGCGCAACCGATGCCGCCTCACCCGGCGCCGGCGGTTCCGGGCCGAGCTGCTCCAGCAGCCCGTCCGCGGTCAGCAGACAGGCATCGACGCACCGGCCGAACTGCTGGTGCAGTGCGGCCGGTGTGTCCGACTCGGTGGTTGCTGAGGGAGCGGGAGGTGCGGGCGGCCCCGTGATGTGCTCGCTCATGGCGGAGGCACCAGCAGGTCAACCAGGTCGAGTTGCGGCAGCGTCCACCGGTGCCGATAGGCGGCTCGGTAGCTGGCGCGCCGGATGACGTGAACCTCGCCGGCGGCGACGGCAGCGCGGTGGGCGGCGACGCGATCGGCGGTCGGCGCGGCGGCCACGCAATCGCTGCAGCGCGGGATCTGGCCTGGTCGGAAGCGCGCGGCCGGAAACGCGGTTTCCGCCGAGCTGGAGCCGCAGTCGTGGCATACCCGCCGGGTCATGCTTCATAGGACTCGGCCGCGTCACGGGAGCGCCTGGCGATTCGTTTCCCGATGGCGTGATCCGCGCAGTACGGGCCGTCCGCGGTCATGACATCGCAGTAGAGCGGCATGCGTCCCCGGCCGCCCTCCCGCACCACGAAGCAGCACGGCTCTGGCCGGGAACGCCGGATGGGCGGCGATGCGTCCATTTTCTCGCCCTCGATAGAGGCTGTGAAAATGAACGTGGCCGCAGGGCGCGTCTGGCCGAGCCGGAGAGCAGCGCTGCGGTCGGGCGTTTCGGGAGCGGGGGCCGGCTCGACGACAATGGTCGTTTGTACGCCAATGACCCCCGGCGGCGATGGCGACGGCGCAGGCGCGGCCTGGATGACGAGCGTTGGCGAGACCTCCGGTTGCGCAGCGGCTTGATCGACGCCGGGCGCAGCGGCCTCGCTGAGATCGGGCAGCCTGGTGCCCAGCGAGGTGCGCCGCAGATCATTGAACTTAGCTCTGACCGCCCCTGCCGATACAGGGAAGGCATTACCATCGGAGGCGGAGAGGACGGCGGCGATCTGGGATGGCGTCTGGCCTTCGGCCTGCATCCGCATCGCGCGCGCCACGATCGCGGCTGTCCATTTGAGCGCTCGTTGCTCGCCGGACGGCGACGAGCGCCCGGGGAGGCCGTGGCGGCGCGCCTTGCCGATGATGGCGTTCTTGCTGTGTCCGAGGCGCCGGCCGATTTCGGCGGTCGAGTGCCCTTCACCCCAGAGGGTGCGGAGCCGCTCGATGGTGTGGTCTGTCCACTCGGTCATGGCATCACCTGCGGATCAGCGGGCGGGCAACGGCTGCAAAGGTCTTCGGTGACCCACGCGCATCCGCCTTCACAGGCGAAATCGTCGGTGCAGCCGCAACCCTTGCACTGGCGGATGCCGAGCGGCCGCAGGTCCACCCAGGGAGGGATGACCTCGTCGTCGGTCCGCAGGACATGCCCGGCGATCAGCGCCAGCAGCAGCGACAGGGCCTCGGCGTTGGAGGTGAGGTGGCGATGGCGGGCGGGGACATCATCGAGCTGTTCGGCGATCGAGATGCCCAGCGAGCCGATACCCATGGCGACGGTTGCCGCGCCGATGCGCCGCTGCAGAGCCGGGTTGAGCTGATCCCATGCCGCGAAGGGGTCAAGCAGTGCCGCAGTCGAAATGCTCGCAGTAGCTTGACTGGGGTCAGGCCCGTTTCCACTTGATAACGGCGGCGGTTCGTCCGATATTACAGTCGTTAACATCGATCTTTACCTTTCTGGGCCTCGTTTGGTAGCCGCCGGACGAGGCCCGATTTTTCTTCACAGCAGGGGATGACGCGCCCACATTCAGACGCGCCTCGGCATCGGGGGATCGCGCGCACGGAACCGGACCGGACGTCCCTTCATGCGCATCGTTGCAGGTGCTCCTTTGCTGCGCTGGCACGACGCTGCCAGGCATCCGCGCGCGCCATGAGCTGTTCGGCGCGGTACAGGCAGAAGCGCATCCGGCCCGCGATCAACCAGGCGCGCAGAGACCGGGGATGCAGGGCGGTGCCCAGAGATCTGACCCATGTCAGCGTCATGGACCGCTCCCCAGCCGTTCGAGCTGCGCCTCGATCTCGGCGCGTTGGCGGTTCAGGTCCTCGGTCCGGCGGTCGTATTCGAGCAACGCCATCGCGACATGCGCCGGGATGTTCTTGATCTCCCGATACCAGAGCCGTTTGGCCTGGCCGTAGGGTATTCGAAGACGTTTCGACGAACGATTGATGAGCGATTTGACCCGCTCGCCGGGGTGGACCGGCAGGGCCGCGCGTTGAACGATGCTCGCGATGGCTTCGGAAATTCCGTCGCGCGTCGTGAGTTTCCGTGCAGAAAGATCGGTGATCCGTCCCATGTTCCTGTGCTCCCTTACCCTGCGCACAGGGGATTGTACTTGCATGCCGCGATTCGGTGCAAGGACAATACTTCGGCGTAACATCCAGGCGGCGGGTTGGGGCGGGAGAAACCGCCGCCTGGATGAGCTGGCGCACGATGGGGATCGCACGCACCAGCATGGGGATATGATGGCCAGGAGGGTCACGCCTTGCGCGCCTCGCGACCGACCAGGTGCCAGTGCAGAGCATCCGCCAGCTCGTGGATGCCTGCAAGGTGCTGGTCCGGCCAGCCCGGCTGGCCGATCTGGTCCACCAGCCTGCGACAATACGACGCAACGAACGCCCGGACGGCATCCGCCAGCATGTCGCGTACCGGGGCGGACTGGTCGCGCACGCCGCTCGCCGGATCGTCACCCCCCTGGACCGAGGCCGCGACCTGCTCGGTTACCTCGCCCCGCAGGTCTGCCGCGATCGGGTTCAGCCTGAGCGACAGGGATGCGGAGATCGGCGACGCCATGGGCGTGATGAGGCGCGAAATCAGCGAGCGGGCGCTCGCGAGATCCAATGGTTTCGCGCCGGGGCTGCAGAGCGAGAGCAAGTCGTCCGGAGGGAGCGTGCACCCTTCGATCAACGCCCGTCTGAGCGTAAACACCTTGTCGTGGAGCCTTTCCGCGCAAATGACGCTGGCGCCCAGCTCGGGCAAGGTTCTCGTGATCTCCTCATTCTGCCGTTCCAGGCGCCCTGGGATCATCCCGAGCAGCCCGTCGGGCAGGTCGGCGGCGGGGGTATCAGGCATTGCGGCCATCCACGTTGACGAGGGTGATGTCCGGGGACGCCGCCATGGCGCCGGAGATCGTCGGCGGCGGCGACGGTCCGGCAGCACCGGAGACCGACACGAAGTCGGCGGCGGCCTGGTGGAGGAACCGAACCTCGGGCGCGGCGCCCTGGAGAGTGTCCCCGGTGCGGGTGGACGGCGGGACCAGGCCCATTCCATTCACCGGGGACGGTGCCGGGGACGATGGCCCCGACGCGACGGCCTTCGCGGTAGACCCGGCGACGGGAACCGCCACCGACGCCCGCCCACCCCCGTCGTGGTATCCTGTCTCTGCTGTGGCCCTGCCGATGCGGCGGCCTGTCTTCACATAGGCAACCATCGCCTCCGCGTGGTCGATCGCCTTGCCCAGGTCCGTGGACAGGCGCTGGCGCAGCACCAGGTCGAGCGCCCACTGACGCAGTTCGACGTCATTTCCTCTCGCCAACTGCTGGCGCTGGGCCTCAGGCGGCACCGGCGATGCCGGACCGGTGGAGCTGCCCGTCATGGCTGCGCCGCTTCCGGCGGGAGCGAAGGGGCCGTGCAGGTGGGGTCCGTCATGCTGTCCTCGGCGGGCAGGGGAGTGGCGGGACTGAGGTCCAGGTCGGCGGGATCGACGCGGAAGACCGACGCGAGGGCTTCGGTCTGCGTCGGCCACGGGGTGTCGGTCATGCGGCGCACCCTTCCGACACAAACGGGGCGGCGCAGGCATTGCCCGCAACCGCCCCGTCCTTCATCGTTGGGATTGCAACACCACCAACGAGGAAGCTGTCATGCCCGACGACATCATTGCGATCTTGACGATCGGCAGCATCGTGGTCGCCTTCATCATGACGGCCTGGGCCATTCGCAGGCGTCCTGGATCGGAACGAACTTCGAGCAGCCGGCCGGCACCCGCAGCAAAGGGAGGCTTTGGTGGCGTCCAAGCGCTGGGTGCGCTGTTGATCCTTGGTGCGGTCGCGCGTGTCGTTCTGTTCACCGGCCCAGCGGTGTGGCCAATGGCAATCTCGATGTTCGGCTTCGGACTGGTGACGGTGACGATCAGCACTGCAGCCCATTTGTTGCTGGCCGAAGCTTTGGCGATCCGTGGCGTGCTGCTCAGAATGGCGCCTGCGGACGTCCCTGGGCCGGCCGACCCGGCGCCCGAGTCGGCGGAGGAGCGACTCCCGGGAGGGTCCCCACGCCGCCAAGCGTCCGAGAGATCTCCGTCGGCTACGCCAAGCCCCGTTGTGCCGCCCGAAACGCACTCCGAGCGTCGAGCGCGGCTGCATCGGGAGGCCGGGTTCCGTGGGTGAAAGCGCCACGCGGAACATCACGCAGCCCTCCGGCGGCGGGGGGACGGAGCGGGAACGGGAGGTTCGCGTGACTCGGGGGAAGCGGGCTGCGCGGCGGCTACGGCCGACCGGCGGCTTCGGCCGGGGGGGCGGTCGGTGCCGCCTGGGGATTTCCAGAGATCGGGACGGAGTTCCCAACGAGGGATTTTGACTTTGTCCTCGATCTCAATTGCCCTTTCGGCAGAGAGCCTGCGCTTTCCGCACCGCCAGAGACGCACCGCCTCGGACGTCACGTCGAGCGCGCGAGCGAGTTCCGTATCGGTCATCCCACGGTTGATCAGGGCTGAGTCGAGCGACATGACGGCAGTGATTCAACATAACGTTGAATTAGTCAACGCCATCTTGTCAGCTGCGGCACAACGATCTGTTGCACGACACTTGATGCATGGATGACGGCCAGCCCACAGCACATGAAGCACGGAAGCGCTTTGCCCAAGCGCTTCGACGCGGGTTGAGGCCGTCATGCGGCCCTGCGCCGGCGCGAGGACGAAGTGGGAACGGGGGATTCGCGCGAGTCGGCCGAGTCGGTCAGGGAGGGGGCCGTGGGTGGCTGGAGCGATTGGCCCGCGTGCTGGTCGACGAAATCGTCGGCTGTGACCTGGAAGTTCGTTGCTTCACGAATCCTGCGCAGGTTCTCGGGCGTCGGAAAACGTAGACCGTGCCGATAGTTGTGCACTGTCTGCTTCGACGGCGCGCCAATGAGCCGCGCGAATCGCGCGGAACTCAGATTGTTGAGCCGCAGATAGGAGTCGAGGTCCATAGAGCAGGACGGTAATCATATTGTGGACCACAGGTCAACACATCGCTTGCCGACCGCGGTAATCACTGCGGTTACGGTCGGCTTGATGGCAGGGGGACCCTATCCGAACTTCCTGGGGCACTTCATGCGTGCGGCTGGGGTCAATGACCCGCAGCTTGCCGCCATGCTTGGCGTCAGCAAGCAGCAGATTTTCAATCTTCGGCATGGTCATCGGCAGCTAACGGTAATCTGGGCGAAGCGGATTGCGCCCAGATTAGGGATCGCCTGGGAACGGCTTCTGGCGGGTCCAATCGATGCGGCAGACCAGGAGAGGCGGGACCTCCTCGCTGCCTATGACTCGATGAGTGAGGAGCGACGGAAAGCGCTCATGGTCATTGCCCGCTCGATGGCAGGCGAGAACGGCGACTCACCTCCGAACTCCGATGACCCGCCCCAGCAGCGTCGCCTGATGCGGGTAGTTGGACGCAGAGGCTGTTGAGGGCTACCTTCAAGGCCTTGAGGATAGGAGTACCGAAGCATGAGCATCCACGACACTCTCGCGGGGCTCGTCAGTCTGCGGGCCGCCCGGCTGAGTGAGGGCCTGCCGGCCGAGCATTGCGAAGAGTATTCAAAGCGTCTCGAAACATGGCTCCGATCTGGTCGCGCGCGAGACCTGCCATTTCCTTCGCCATATATGGCTTCACAGGATCCAGTCGATCCGACACACGGTCGAACAGACCAGTGAGATATCTTTCGGGATCTGGATGCAGCCTAGCGACGTCGAGCATCATCTCCCGAACCGTGTGACAGGCGGCAAACGCGATCGCCTGTGCCGTGATGAGAGCATCCGACATTTGATTTAGGAAGTCGTCCTCTGGCGGCATTTCGCGGTTCTCCAAGTGGTTGGTTTCACGCGGCGATCATGAGTCCGCCAGCAGCTCGTCGCGCGTCATAGGGCATGTCGAGGGAAGCGGCAGCGGAGGTTGGCCGTTATTGGTCGCCGGCACCGCGCGCAGCGCCTGGCGGTAGATGCGCGCCAGGTCGAGGCGCTGTCGCATCGACGGCGTGAAGCGATCGGCCGCCTGCGTGCGGAAATCGATGGCGCCCGCGCGCCAGGTCGCAGCGTCTCGGGAGTCCGGCCACGCGTCTGCCTTGAGCATGTGGATCAGCGCCTGCCGCAGCAACGACGTCACGGCGTGCAGTTGCTCGCTGCCCACGCTTTCGATCTCCTCGATGACGTGGGGCCAGTCAATCTGGTCGTTTTCGCGCGTGGCCGCAGCGTGCCGGCGCAGCCGTTCCGACTGCTGCTCGCTCCACCGCAGGATGTCGCGGTCGTAGAGGTCGCTCCTGGGGGATTCCTTGGCGGCAGCCACGGGCCCAGGACCTGGTCCTGTGTGAACGATAGCGCAGCCGGGTCGCCCGAAAACGCATCCCCGTAGTCTTCCAGGGCGGTTATGGCCTGCCGGCGCGCCAGGGGAAGCAACTCCTGGATCAGGGCGGGCACCGTCGGGCGCAGGCTGGGGCTATCGTCCAGCACCGCTTCCAATTCCGCCTGCTGTTCCAGCACGGTCGTACGCCAGCCGGGGCGTGGCCGATGCGATGCCGATAGCTGCAGCTTCAATAGGTGCACCAGCACCACCAGCACCCGGCTGCGCAGTTCGCGCCGCTGGCTCCGACCCAAGGCTTCGATCTCCTCGATGATGTGGGGCCAGTCGATCTGGTCATTCTCGCGCGCGGCCGCCGCGTGTCGGCGTAGCCGTTCCGACTGCTGCTCGCTCCATAGCAGGATGTCGCGGTCGTAGAGGTCGTTCATCGGTCGCCCTTCCGCCCGGCGAAGACTTAGGCAACGCGGGCCGTCACTTTCGGTCGCAGGTTACCACCCCGCTCGAAAGCCGGTGGTCCTCAATATGGTTATTATCCATTGACCATAGTCTCCAAATCGTTTACTCGTGATGAAGGCCCCTTTGGTGAGAGGCGGGAGGCGACTCATGACAACGGCCGAGATCGAACTGGAAGCGCCGGACGAAAAGCGCGAGGCGCTGGTGCCTTCCGCCCGGCAGGTGGCGACCGCCATGGTCGCCGGGCGAAAGCTGAACATCACGGGCCGGGCGCGCCGTTCCCTGCGGCTGGCGATCGACGTCGGCGGTCAGACCGTGGGCGTTCGCATCGAGCGCGGTGAGACAGCCGCGCAGATCGCCGAGCACGTCACGGCCGCGGCTGACCAGGTGAAGCCGGAGCAAGGGCGTCCCGGTCCGACCGCCGCCACGAACCGTGCCCAGCGCCGCGCCATGTCGCGAGGGAAGCGGTCATGAGCGTGGAAACCGAACCCTTTCGCCCACTCGATCGCGCCGCCGTCGATGCGTTCTACTCGGCATGGTGCGCGCGCTGCTTTGCCGAGCGGCGGGGCGATTGCGGCATTCTGACGCGCGCCATCGACCATCGGCCTGGCGATCCGAACTATCCCGGCGAATGGGTGCAGGATCGGGGGGAGGGGCAGGGCAACCCGCGGTGCACCGGGTTTCGCCCCTATGGGCGGGCGGCGTGACGATGCGCACTGTCCCTGCACCGCAGACGGTGGCGGCGATCGCCGGCGACGATCGGATCAGCCTGGCGGGTTTCCGCGCCGTCGCCGGCGTCCTCGCCGCTCTGACCGCGGCCGAGCTGGTCCGCGGCGGCGTCATCGGCTTCGGCGACAAGCAGACCTGGGACCTGTTCCGGCGGGATCGCCTGGCCTTCTTCCTGTGCGCCGATCCCGCGACCTCAGGCCGGCTGTGGAGCCTGGTCGCGGCCCGCTTTGGCTCGAACTTATCACCGGAGATCCCGCGATGAGACCGTCTCGGAAGCCCCGCCCGAGCGAGGCGCAGCTGTTGTGCGAGGAGTTTATGGGGAAGCACCGGGTCGGCGACACCATCAGCGTGCGGACGGCCGACGGCGTGAAGCAGATGCCGATCGTGGCGCCAGGTGCTTATGTCCTGCACGGCAAGGCACTGGTCGAAGTGGCGGGCGGTGCGGGCAGTGTGATGCTCGCCGACGTGGTGTGGGTGCGGTGATGCTGCCGTTCCTGATCCTGTGCCTGACGGCCGCCGCGGCGATCTCAGGCTTTCAGCAGGCCAGCCTGCCGTCACACGGGGGCTTCGTGCTCAACCGGGCGATCGTCGCCGGCTGGATCGGTGACCTGGTTGTCGGGATCGTGCTGGGGAACTGGCTGCTGTGACCAAGCAGGGCGATCCACAGCTTCGGACCGATCCGTCTCAGGGTTCTCAGGGGGGAGGCGAGCGTATGAGCCAGCGCCAGGTCAGCAAAGACGAGATCAAGACAGCCGGCATCGCGGCCGATCGGCTGCGCAGCATCGTTGAGCGGATCGAACGCCTGGAGGAAGAACGCAAGGCGTTAGGCGGCGACATCAAGGACATCTACGCCGAGGCGAAGTCGGCCGGCTTCGATGTCAAGGTGCTCCGCCAGCTGCTCCGCATCCGCAAGCAGGAAGCGGCCGAGGTCGAGGAGCTGGAGACGATGCTCGACGTCTACCGCCGCGCCCTCGGTATGTAACGAGCGGCGGTGAGGGACCTCGCCGACGCTCCGGACTGGCCTGCGCTGATGCGGGCAGAGGTGGCTGCCCGCTACCTCGGGGTATCGCGCGCGCTGCTGGTGCGGGAGGCGGCGGCAGGGCGCCTCCCGAAAGGTCGGCCGTTTTCCGCGGGCAGCCGCGTCGTCGTGTGGTCCCGCGCAGTGCTGGATGCCTGGATTGACAGCGAGTTCGGTGAGGCCTCGGATGCCAGTGCGAGTGACGACGCCAACGATTGGGACCGGCGGCTTGGGGACGGTGCGCCTGCGATACCTGAAGGTCTATCGGGCCAGAGGGAAGCCGGTGGCCTATTACCGGCGCGCGGGCATCAACCGCCGCCTGTGCGGCCCGGACGGCAGCCCCGTCGATCCCGCTGATGCTGCCGCCCTCACGACCGCATGGAACGGCGCACACGCCGCCTGGGAGGCGGCAGAGCAGGCAGCGGCGTTAGCCGGCGCGGCGCGGTCCATCGCGCCACGCACGATGGCCGATTTGATCGCTCACTATCGGGCCGACGACTTCCAGCGCCTGGCGCCGGCGACCCGGCGCGACTACGAGAAGGCCCTGCGCCCGCTGGAGGACCTGTACGGCGACCTGCAGGTGGCCACGCTGCAGCCACACCACGTCCGCCGCATCCAGCGCCGGCATGCAACACGCACAGAACCGGTGCCAGGCGAGCCGGGTCGGACCGTCGAGGTGCCGAACGTGCGCCAGGCCAACCGCATCGTGACTGTCCTCGGCATCCTGATGTCGTATGCGCGCGGGGTGCTGGGCTGGCGATCCGACAATCCGGCGGCGAGGCCGCGGCGCCTGCGCAGCGACGGCGAGGGCTATACACCCTGGACGCAGGAGATGGTTGACCAGTTCCTGGCCTGCGCGGATGTGCATGATGCCCTCAAGCGGGCAGTGGCGCTGGGCTGGTATACGGCGCTTCGCAAGGCCGATTGCCTGGTCGTGACCCGGAGCGCCCGCCGAGGCGGTTGGATCACGGTCACGCCATCGAAGACCAAGCGCACGAGCGGAGCAACGCGGGACATCCCGGAGCACCCAGATTTGACCCGCTGGTTGGACAGCGCGCCGCCTTCGGACGCAGTGACCCTGCTGACGCGGCCGGATGGTCGGCCGTGGCGGATCGACCATTTTAACCACGAGATCGCGGTGGCGATCAGGGCTGCTGGCCTCGATGGCGTGTCGTTTCACGGGTTGCGGAAGGGGCGGTTAGCGGACCTGGCGCAACGAGGGGCGACCGACGCCGAACTGGACGCGATTGCGCCACACGCTGACCCGCGGATGCGGGCGCATTACCGCCGTAGCGCCGACGCGCGGGTGCTTGCGCTGCGGGCGATTGAGAGGCCGAAATAGGGGGCGGGCGGGACACTTCGCGAACCGATTGTCTCACGCAACGGCTCGGAAGTGTCTCACGCGCGGCCTGCTTCCCGCTAAGTCTTTGAAATGATGGTAGCGGCGGGCGGATTTGAACCACCGACCAAGGGATTATGATCCACCTGCCTCTCCTGAAACCATAATGAAGTGAGACAATTTTCGCGCTATGGCTGCCCACGAGAGATCAACGGCTTATGGGCGCCATGTCTCACGATCTTAGCGCACGGAGATTGATCCGTCAGCGACGGCATCAGAGGGCAATCCAGACCGTGTCCGTCCTGATAATTGACCAAACAGTGATCGTTCGGGGATATATCGCCCGTTTCGTCTCGGAAGGCAGGCCTCATGCGCAATATGCCATCAGTCGGCGACTTTACGGCTGGATGGGTTGAGGCAACCCTCGAAGCGGCTGGCCGCACGTTGATGGCGCTGCCCTGGGCAGGATGCTTTCCGGCGGGAGAGCGATCACTCTGGCCGTTTCCGGTCGCCGGCGACCCAGGCCGGCGATACCCCACTCCGACCTCGGCCGCGATCAGCGACATGGACCTGGTGTATGGCTGGGTGGCGCTGATCGAGCAGATGGAGGAGCGGCGCCTGGTGCTGATGCGCTCGCTGGTTTTCCCGGACTCTCCGCCCGAGCGACCGCGCTACGTGTTCACCTGGCACCGTCTGCGGCTGATCACTGGGCTGCATTCGGACACTCTCAAGACGCGGTGGGGACGTGGGATCGATCGCATGGTGACCAGGCTGAACCGCCCCGGATTCTGCGTCGCTGCCGGCGGCAAGGTCGGGCCATCGTCACGGGCAGTCGAGAAGTGGATGCGTGTAACCCTCCCAGCGTAGGCTACTGAGGCGTGCCTTCCCTTGACACTTTTCTAATGGCCAGTGGCAACGGGGTTCGACGGGCAGATATCGGGCCGTCGGGGCAATATTGTACTTGCTAAACCCAAACTATATCTGGGAGCGCACAAGCTCTATCAGCACAAGGGCGACTCGAATGGCTACCCGCAAAACCCCGTCCCGCTCTGCCATATCGCCAGAACGCATCGCGCAGGTGTGGGATAAAGGTGAGCAGATCAGAGGCAAAGACCCTGACCTGTATCGCCGCGACGCGTTCGGCAATGAGATTTACAAACCATCGTTCGGAAAGCAGGGGGCAAAAAGCTGGGAAGTTGACCACATCAAGCCAGTGGCTAAAGGAGGATCGGATAATCTCCAGAACCTCCAACCGCTTCAAACGGACGCCAACCGGGAAAAAGGCGACGCCTATCCATTCAAGCCAGCGTCTTCGCTACGGCGTGGTGGATAGCGACACACAGCACGTCTTGCAGATCGCTAGGATTAAGGTTGTGTACCCCCACCCTAATCCCGTCTTTCCCACGGGTAATCACGATAGCGCCCTCGTCTCCGTAGTTAGAGGCGATGGCCGCTGCCGTGCGACGGAGGTCAAGCGGACGGATTATGTTGTCCGCGACCGGCGGTGAATGGCTCATGACAAGAATCCAGCGTCATATGCAGGAACGCCAATCACCGATGTGAGCGCGTCACTCTTTCAGTTTCCGTTTTACCCGCTCGCGCTTCGGCTGATGCGTGGATTGAGCCACCTTCCGAAGCGCCTCCTCGAAGGCCGCTTCGTCCTCGTCGCAGCCGAGTTCTCGGGCCATTTCGATGAACCGTTCGGATTGAGTCTTACTACGAGGGGAATCCTTGGCAGTCCCTGTATCAGTCATGATGGCGCCCCCCTACAGTCCGGCTGAGGCTATCCTTGTGTTGGTGCGCGGTCGGCAAAAGCTGCTCCTTAGGAGCAAAAACGGGGCCATTCCACCCTAACTCTTGCGCGACTCGACGAGATTGCGCGATTTTATCGGCTTCGCTCTCAGGGCCTCTCTCCTCTGAGTTTAACTCCACCATATACCGGCCGTGCTTAGCCATGACATGCCGCCTTTTCATTGACGAGGTAGGCAACGGCGACCTTCGTGGGTCCGCCGATGATGACAACGTCCGGCAATATTATACTTGCCCTTGCTCGCCACCATCTCGCGGACGGCGTTAACCATATCCTCGCCCGTCAATTCGGCCTTCGTGGTCGCCTTGGCCTTCACGCGGCCACCACGTTCGATCGCGCCGATGACTGGTGTTTTGCTGGTAGCTCCCTGGCCGCCCGGCGGATCGTCAGACCGGCGATTTGCCTTCCGAGGCTTTCCGCCGACGTACGTTTCGTCCATTTCGACAATACCGCTCAACAGATTCCCATCGTCCACCATCGATTTCCGCACGCGATGCATCATCGACCACACGGTAGGCTGACGCATTCCAAGATCACGTGCCGCCTGCATGGACGACAGCCCCTTTTTCGCCGCCATCATCAGCGAGATCAGCAAAAACCACCGTTGCAGGTCGATGTGGGTTTTGTGGAAGATCGTGCCCACGGTTACAGAAAACGATTTCTTGCAGTCCTGGCATTGCCAGCGATCATCGCGCATCGATTCCCGGTGGCGCGAGACCTTGGCGGACGCGCAATAAACGCACGTGGGGCTTTCGCCCCATCGCACGCTTTCAAGATGCTGGATGCACGCTTCGCGCGTGGGCCAGCGACGATAGACTTCGACGATGCCAGTCATCGGTCAGGCCACTTCGATTTCGTGGATTTCCGTAATGATCAACACATCCACGGCGGGCGTGATCCACCAGAACCGACCGCCGGGATGCTGACCAGGATGTTGAATGAAAAGCTGGTTGAACGTGAACGGCGCGTAGCCGTCGCCCGCACCAGGATTGCCGACGCGCGGCGCTTTCATCCATTCCATCCAGCAATCGCGGTAGTCGCCAGGACCGATTTCAGCGGTCGAAAGGTCCCACTCTTTCGGGTCGTAGCCTTGAAGCAGATAGGCGCGAGCTTCAGCCTCGGTGGCGAATTTCCGGATCGTGGCGTCACGGAAAATCTTGCCGTCGGCCGCATCTTGGGTGGCGTAAAAGGCCCGCGCGCGATTGGCCCCGACCTTTTCCACCGTCGCCGGTTCGGCGATCTCGATAGCTTGGTCGCTGGCCAGTTTGCCGTTGCGCATTTGTCGTCTCCGCCCCTGAACCCCGAGGCGCGGGCCGGAGGGGAAGCCCCGTCCGGTAAGCAGGAATGTAGCCGATCAAGGGGTAGGTGTCAAGCCCTAAAGTGTATAGTTCCGGGAATAACTGACCGAGTGGTTGATCCAGAGGTGCGCCACGAAATTGTTGATCCGGCTGTAAGCCCGGTTTTCGTCCGTCGTGACCGTCGCGGTTTCCATGTCCGCCCCGGTCAATTCGTCGCGCTTGACGATCTTGGCCTTAACCCGTCCGCCGCGCTCAACCGCGCCAATAATCGGCAGCTTGGTCGATACGCCCTGACCACCCGGCGGATCATCAGATCGGCGGTTGGCCTTCCTGGGTTTCCCGCCGACGTAGGTTTCATCCATCTCGACCAGTCCAGTCAGCAGCGCGCCGTGGTCCGTCATCGCTTTCCGAATGCGGTGCATCATCGACCAGATGGTAGGCTGGCGGATTTCGATGTGTCGAGCGGCCTGCATAGAGGACAGACCTTTCTTGGCGCTCAGCATCAGGGAAACCAGCAAAAACCAGCGTTGCAGGTCGATATGGGTGTTGTGAAAAATCGTGCCGACCGTGACGGAAAAGCTCTTTTTGCACTCCTGGCATTGCCAACGATCCCGGTGTGCCTCGCGATGTTTCGACACCTTCTGCGACGCGCAATAGGTGCAGGTGGGGCTTTCGCCCCACCGCACCGTCTCGAGATGTTTGATGCACGCCGCGTGGTCAGGCCAGCGGCGATAAACTTCAAGGATACTGGTCATGTCTCAACCCTCAGTCAGAGGGATGGCAGGCCAACTTTCCGCATAACCGGCGCCGCGAAACACTGTCGTGTGCAAGGCGCGAGCCTTATGAAGTGGCACTGGGTTGGCGGGCTGAACGCCGCCGGTCCAAATCTTTCTGCCGTTGTCGCCGCAGTCGAGGACTTCGATAAAATCGGTGTCTGGGAGGTCGCGCGATGCCAGTTCCATCGCGTCTTTCGCCGTCGCGGCATGCGCGGCGGGTTGAAGAGTGATCATGAAGAAAGCGATGAAGCGGTAGCTTGCATTGCTGCGATTGGGATGATTGACCATGATCAGCCCTCCACGCTGAAGATACGGCCGTTCCGGTCATAGCGGTATTTGTCGCGGCCGGTGAACATCGGGCCAGTCGCGGGAGGGGCGAAAACGATCTCTTGCGGGATTTGCGTGGGATCTGTCTTGTATTCGGTGCCGTCTTCGAGGCGCACCGTCAACAGGACTTTCGCGCGCTTGCCCGTCGGTTCGGTTTGAGCAATCACGGTCGCGGTCTGCGTCGCGCCTTTCAGGCCATGATGGGTAAAGGTGCGCCCGATGTGGTTGGTCATTTGTCGTCTCCGCCCCTGAACCCCGAGGCGCGGGCCGGAAGGGAAACCCCGTCCGGTAAGTAGGAATGTAGCCGATCAAGGGGTAGGTGTCAAGCCCTAAAGTGTATAGCTCCGATTATGTCTACTTTCAAAGGCGATCGTCTTTTTCAAGCGACCGACTGCAACCCGTGCAGGTATCCGGCCGCCCTCTCGGCGTAGGCAGCGGCCCGGAAGATGTTGCGGTTGTCGTCCCGCAGCGCCTTGAGCCAGCCACTGATGTAGCTGGCGTGATCCTCGCGCGGCTCCGCGTTGATCCGCAGGTCGGCCGACAGGTAGGCAGCACCCAGCTCGGCGACCAGCTCCTCGAAGGCATAATCGGGATCGCCGAACAGCTTGCCGAAGGTCCGATCCAGCCGCTTCTCGGCGCCGGTCCAGTGTGTTAGCACGTGCAAGGCCGTGCCGTAGTAAGCCGAGGCAGAATCGAAACTGCCGAACTCGGGCATGTAAACTTCGTCTGTGTCCCTGCGGTAGAAGGCACGGCCACCCCCGTGGTGGATCTTCGCGCCGGTTGCCGCCATGAAGCGGTCAACCTCCAGGATCCGGTTCGCCTCGTCGAGCACGGGGCATTCGGCCGGGGCGTAGTAGCGGGCGCCCAGCCCCTCGACCTCCGAGGCGTTGAACACGTTGTAGGCTTTCAGGAAGGAGATCGTGCGCTCCACGTCCTCCCCGTCCCGTTCCTCGGTCCGCTTCACGGTGCCGACGAAGAAGGCGAGCTCGGACTTGGCGCCCCGCTTCACCTGGGCACCCATCTCCTGGGCCTTCTTGTAGGTCAGCCAGTACGGGCTGGTGAATCCGCGGGCCATGCCGGCGGCCCAGAGGTTCAGCACGTTGGCGCCGCGATAGGGCGTGCCGTCATGGCGGAGCGGCCGGCCGCCGCGGGCATGGGCATTCCAGGATTGCGACCAGGGGCGCACGCCCTTCTCCAACATGCTGATGATGCGGTCTGTGACTTGCTGGTATTGGCGGGTCATCTTCGGTGCCTGCGAATATAGTGAAGACCATCCTCCATCTATATTTGTTTGTACTGAGTAATTACCTGTCTGGCAATAGTAAATGACTGTCACCGGAGATTTTTTTGCAACGGACTCGGCGTAAATCGAGGACTGAGGCCGGGTTCGCATTACAAATCCGGAAATCCGCAAATCGACCGGAGATTTCGCGGCTGATTCCGCTATATGTTGGGCATGATCGCGGCGACGCCTGTTCGCCGGTGCCCCTCCACAATCCCGACAGATCAGCGGCTGCAGCGCGGCGCAGCGGTGCGGCATGGCCGCCACGTTGGCCTGGTTGCGCGCGCAGCCGGCGGCCAGGTGGCGCTGTGGCGCGTCTGGTTCCGGGAGCCGGAGCGGGCGACCGACGTTGAACTCACCCACTGGTCGGACCGGATGATGTTCTCGGCGCTTGCCGATCGCCTGGTGATCGACGTCTCGAAGCTGCTGACGGTGCCGGCCGAGCGCCAGGTCGTGCTTGGCCAGGTCCGGCCGGGGCTGCTGGCCGAGGTGGAGCGCGCGGCGGAGCGGGCGCGCCAAACACAACGGGTTTCCGCGCGCTGGGGGCGCGATCGGGAGCATCGGCGGGACGCATGCCAGCCCGGCGCGGGCCGGTTCTGAGGTGTCCCATAATGACCTGGCGGCTGTCTCAATAAGTCGGGGACCGGGGTCGGATTTGACCCATAACGCTTCAGGGCTCGGACATAATGCTTGTTATGGGTCAGGTCTGTGAGCCAGAACTTGCAGTCAGATCAGGGACTTACAGCGCCGCCGAACCCTGACGAAATGCTGCTTCGCATGTGGCTGCACAACAGGGCGCCCAATACAGCGTCAGCTTATCGCAACGATGTCCAGGGTTTGCTGGCGCATGCGGGCAAGCCGCTGGCGCAGATCGTGCTGGCGGATCTGCAGGCCTGGGACACCGCAGCCACGGCACTGAGCGCGGCCACACGGGCGCGGCGCATCGCCGCCGTGCGCTCGCTGTTCCGGTTCGCGCTGGAGGTCGGCCTGCTGACGGTTGACCCCTGCCGCGGCCTGAAAGTGCCGAAGCCGGCGGCGGCGGGGACCGAGAAGATCATTACCGCTGCGAATGTCCGCCGGCTGATTGCCGCCGAGACCGCCCCGCTGCGGCATGCGGCTCTCGGCCTGCTGTATCTGTGCGGCCTCCGCGCGTCGGAGGTCTGCGCGCTGAACTGGCGCGACCTGACCCCTGGCCGCAAGGGCGCGGCCGAGGCGAAGATTCTCGGCAAGGGATCGAAGCCCCGCACCGTGACGGTGCCGGCGCCGCTGTGGCGCGAGCTGATGGCGCTCAATCCGGCGATGCCGCCGGGGGCGCCGGTGATCGCCGAACCTGGCGGCCGACGGCGCGACCGCCGCTGGTTGCACCGCATCGTGGTGCGGGCGAGCCGTCGTGTCGGGCTGGCCAGCGTCTCGCCGCACTGGTTGCGCCACTCCCACGCGAGCCATGCGCTCGACAACGGCGCGCCGCCGCAGGTGGTCCAGCAGAACCTCGGCCATGCCTCGCTCGGTACCACCACCCGCTACGCGCATGCACGCCGCGGCGACAGCTCGGCGGACTACCTGGACGAGGTGCTGTGACTGCTGAGGCGACCGTGCGCGGGCGCCGCTTCACCGCGTATGACCTGGCGGACCGCACGGCGATGCGGGCCGGCGACCCAATTTCCTGGGGCGCGATCACGCGCGGGACGTTGCTGGAGGGCAGGCCCTACCAATTTCCGAACGGCGGACGAGACCGCCGGAACAGCCGCGCGCAGCCGCCGCGGCATCCCCGCGAATCCGTGGAAGGCGATCAGCGTGAAGCGTGACCAGAAGCCGGCTCCACCGGCCGGCGCTACGGCAGATGCGATCTCGGCGCCGCCGCCGGCACCGCCCGTGGTTGTCGCGCCGGAACCTGTGTCGGACACCTCGGGCCCTGCAGCGACATCGGAAACGCGGGCCCCTGCATCGGACGCGGCGGCGGGAGCGTCAGCACCACCCATCGCCGCACCGCCTCCGGCCGCCGCACAGAGCGGGGCCGCGCCAGAACCGTCGCCGGCGCGGACCGCAACGGCAGTTCCGGTCCCGGACGGCTATCTCCGCGATGCGCAGGGCCGGCTGGTGCCGGTCACCCTGGTGCGCCAGGAGCAGCTGCTTGAGGACGCGCTGGTCCGCCAGCTGCACGAGCGCGCGGTGGCGATGTCGGCTCAGCTCGCGGCGTTCAAGGCAGCCTGCGTCGGCGACATCGAGGCCTTCCTGGCGCTGCTGGCGGAGAGCTACGGCGCCAGGCCGGCCGGCGCCAAGGGCAACCTCACCCTGGCCACGTTCGACGGCACTTTGCGGGTGCAGGTGGCGATCGGGGAGCAGCTGGCCTTCGGGCCGGAGCTACAGGTCGCCAAGGACCTGGTGGACCAGTGCATCCATGATTGGTCGGCAGGCGCCAGGGCAGAGCTGGTCGCGATGGTGATGGGCGCCTTCGACGTCGACAAGGCGGGCAAGCTGAACGTCGGCCGCATCCTCGGACTGCGGCGGCTCGCCATCGACGATCCGCGCTGGAAAAGCGCTATGGAGGCGATCGGCAACGGCGTGCGTGTGGATGGCCGAAAGCAGTATGTCCGCTTCTACGAGCGGAAGGCGGAGGACGAAAAACTGGAGCAGGTGCCGCTCGACCTGGCGTCGGTGTGAGCCGTCGCGGCTGGGTCGGCCAACTGCACGAGGCGGCGATCGGCGCCTCGGCCGGCCATGCGTTGTCGGCGATCGAGGCAATGCGTGTGCATCGCGACCAGGTCGGCCGCGAGCTGCTGCCCGAGGAAGTGGCGGCTCTGCTGACCGAATATCACGAGACCTGCCGCTGGGTGAGCGATCGGCTGGCAGCCATAGCCGTCAAGCATCGACGCCCTTCGGCGAGGAAGCATGCCGGGGGACGGCGCGCGGCCCACTGAGGACGCGGGCGTTGCCGTATCGTCCGCCGCAGCACCGGCTCCGCGCGCTGCCTAGCCAGAGGCCGAGCGACACCGATGAGACCCGCGGCAGCGCGGCCTCGAGGGGCTACGATGCGGCATGGCGTCGGCTGCGCCTGGCGTTTTTGATGCAGCACCCGTTGTGTGAGGACTGCTCCGGGCGCGGCACGGTTGAGGCCGCGACCGAGGTCCATCACATCGAAAAGGTGCGGCGGCGGCCAGAGCTGCGGCTCGCCTGGGGCAACCTGATGCCGCTGTGCGATGGCTGCCATAACGCCCGCACGGCTCGGGGCGAGTGAAGGGCCGGCACCCCTGCCAGGGTAACCGGCCCCAAAGTCGAATGCCTACCCGCAGTGGTGTCCGGGCGACATCAGTCAGTATGCTTGTCTCGCGGATCTTGCGGCGCCTAGGTCTGGGCGCTCGAAGGCTATCTCCTGCGAGAACGTCTTTCGGAAACGCAAGCCGGCTGACCTTCCAGCCCGCGGCTCGCACGTCTGCGGCCGTCCACGTCGCCACTCGCGCCGCCCCACCACCCTTGGGGGTAGGGGGTGTCAGCCCCCTCCCTCCCCTCGCACGGGACCGGTGCTGGGGAAAGCGTAATACGTCGCAGAATTGCCAGGGGGGGGTCCCCACCCCGTCCCTGGCATTTCAGGCGCTCACCAACAGGAACAGTTGCGGCTGGCGACTGAGAACTTCCGCTAATGCAAAGTGGTTTCGTTTGCCCCCGCTTTTCCGAGGAGGTCCTGTTGGATTGCGACCTCGCGCAAGGCGACCTCGATGCGACGGATGTCGCGTTGCATGGCGGCGAGCAGGTCGGCCAGCGTGCTGGCGCGGGATGGGTTCACCTTGTGCAGGGCGACGACCTGGTTGTCGTGGATGCCCTGCCGGAGCAGGGCGGCGGCCCTGGCGACCTTGTCCTCGAAGGTGCGGGCGGCATGCCGTTCCTCGGCGGTCGGTGGCGGGGGCAGGTCGCCGATGAGCGAGGCCTGTGCCTCGGCCTGGACCAGCGCGGTGGCGGCGGCCCGCAGGTCGTTGTAGTTGGCGCAGCGGCCCTCCTTGATCGCCTTGAACAGCACATCCTGGCAGCGCGGCGACAGCCTCGCCAGTTCGGTGCCCTCGGACGGCTTCATCTGTCCGCGTTCCAGGAGCTGCTGGTATTCGGGGCGGAGCCTGAGCAGGGCGGTCCGCTCGGTGACTCGCCAGGGCGATTTGCCGATGGCCCTGGCGAGTTCCTCGACGGTCCAGCCGGTCAGCTCCATGAGGGCCTGGTAGGAGCGGGCGTGCTCCAACGGGGTGACGTCCACGCGCTGGTCGTTCTCGATGATCTGCTTGACGCGGACCTCGGCGGTGTCGGCCGGCTCGATAACGATGGCCCGGATGGTGGGTTCTTCGAGCAGCTGATGCGCGCGCCAGCGACGCTCGCCGGCGACGATGAGGAAGGCCTCCGGGCCGGCCGACCGAACCGTGATCGGTTGGAGCAGCCCGTTCTGGTGGATCGATGCCGCCAGTTCGTGCAGGCCGGCGGTGTCGAACAGCTTGCGCGGCTGATCCGGATCCGGGGCGACCCGATCCATGGGCAGCTCGCGGACCAGGTCGGCGGCAGAGATGCCGCGGCCAGGGATCGTGATCGCATTGCTGGGCATTGTTGTTTCCTTCTCGTTACGAGGACTCAGGCGTGCAGGCCGGCGGCCATGATGGCCTCGGGGCCGTGCACCTGCGGCTGACGGCAGACCGGGCAGAGCTGCCCGGTGGCGTCCGGGGCGTAGGCCTCGCTCTCGACGTTGCAGGCGAGGCAGATGCCGCCATTGCGGCCGCTGACCTCCTCCAGCCGGCGCAGCGGGATGCGGCGTCGCAGGGGCAGCGGCTTTCGTTTCGGTGTGTTAGACATCGATCTGTCCTTCCGTTCCGGTTATGATTGGTCCGGTTTGCTGGGGTAGAGGGCCTGCAGGGCCGCAATTCCGGCTGCGATGGCGGCCTGGGGATCACGGCCGAGGGCCTGGTAGAACCGGGGATGCACCCGGCATTCGTGCGCGAGGCGGATGGTGTCGCGGTGCGGGCCAAGGCGGCGGAAGCTGTTGGCCAGGCCTAGCGCCTTGTCCCACTGACCGGCTCGCATGAGGGCGATAAGCCGCTGGGTCTTGGTTGGCGGCATCGCGCTCAACCCTTCGCCTTGCTGGTAGGGGCGGTTTTCAGGAAGGGGATGCGGCGGCCGTGGTTGGCGCCGCCCTTGAAGCGGACCGGCAGATCGAGTTCGCAGGCCGCCTTGAAGGTGACGGCGTAAAGGGTCCTGGCCTCGTTCGGGACCAGCCAGCCTTTGGTGACACAATACTTGATGGCGGAGGGCGGCACGGTGCCGAGCATTTCGCCGGGTTCGACGGCGACGCGGTTGCGAAGCGCGTTGGCCAGGTCGGCGTTGGAGAAGGACGACATCTCGGAGGACTTCCAGGCGCGGACGACGTTGCCGTCGGCGTCCTCGAAGAACTTCGGCTTCTCGACCACCGCCTTCGCGAGGATGGCGGCGGCGCGTGTGTTGGCGCCGGTGCGGGCCTCGTAGGACCTGCGGGGGCGATATTTGCGGGCGGGGGCTGTGAGCATCGGAGGCGGCCTTTGCGTTGAGATCGCTATATATTCTTATACTGCAATAACACCGATATAGCAACAACAAAGACCGATACCACAATAAATATTCGGCTGTATGACTGGAGCTTTCGTGCGCAGCTGCGCCAGCTACCGTGCTCTGGTTACACGCGATACAAACGAAACCGGCGCACCCAGGCCTGGGTGCGCCGGCTGCATGCGGCGACCATCAGTGGACCGGTGATCCTCTCACCGGGCGGGTGCAGTTCCCGAAGCCGCTCCAGCAGCTCCAACCGCCGGGAAGTAGCGGCGCAGGTTCACCGGTCCGGCGGAGAAGGTCGAGGCGCCGGTGCTGACGATGGCCCGCCCTGGCTGCCGCGGGTCGGCGCCGATGACGCGGTATTCGACCCCATCGACCACGTTCCGGCGGCCGATGTAGGGCGTGACGTCCAGCACCTCGATGGCACTCGGCTGCTGGCTGAGACCTGGCGGCATCAGCGGGTGCTGGTGCTGCGGCAGGGTCTCGTAGCCGAGTTCGGGGACGGTGCGGCCGAGGGCTGCGGCGAGCCATTCGGCGGCCATGGCGCGGTGGCACCAGTCGCCGGCGCCTGGGCGTTCGTAGCAGACCAGCACGGGGATACGTCCGCCGGCGAGGTCGGTGAGTTCGGCGGCGACGGTGCGGGGGTCGAGCGGTGCGAGGATTTCGGCGCGGTATCGTCGATAGTATTCCTCGGCATCGACGCTGTTGAACCAGGGGCCGGGTGCGAGCTGGCGGAACACGCGATAGCCGGCGGCCTGCCGGCGTGGCACTCCGCGGGAAATGCCGATGCGGATGTGATCATCCGGCAGCGGCGTGAACCATGATGCGGTTTTCATCCGTGCACTCCTACAAGACGCCATCGCAGTATAGCGGGAGCGTCAACTTTCGATATTATACCGTAATACTCTCGGGTGCAATGAATAGTTGCGCCAATCCACTGAGGTAAGGGGCGCAAGCGTGTTCACCGGTGCGGTGCCGAAGCCGGTCATCGAACAGATCACGCGCGTGGTGCCGTTCACCGAATGGGGCCAGGTGTTCGTCGGCTGCTCGGGATCGTTCCGCCTTGACCGGGCGGTGCAGGCGACCCACCCGACGGTGCAGGTGCATGGCAACGACGTGTCGCTGCTGACCTGCTCGATCGGCGCACTGGCGGTACCCAACGGGCCATACCTGGCGCAGCGCGGCAGCGTGATGGCGTCAGAGGCTGCTGGCGGCTTCCCGCTGAGGTTCACGGGCCGGCTGGCGTTCATTGAGGATCATGTGGCGGGCAAGCCCTTCCTGTGGCGGGCGGCCGCGGTGCAGGTCGCGCTGGAGATGGGCAAGTACAAGGGTGGTAACCCCTTCGCCGAGGCGCATTTCGCGCACTACACCGAACGGTTTGCCGACTTCCTGGCGCCGGTGGTGGCGCGCCTCGCCGGTTTCGTCGAGACGATGAAGCCCGCCTCGTTCCTCGCCGGTGACTTCCGTCAGCAGGCGCAGCGCGCGGCCGAGGTCGGTGGCGGCGTGGCGGCGTTCCCGCCGACCTACAAGAAGGGCTATGAGAACCTCTACCGGTTCCTCGACCAGAACACTGAGTGGAGCCGGCCGGACTATGACGTCTGGGACCCGGCAAAGCTCGAGGACTGGATCGACGAGCTGGACGAGATCGGGGTGCGCTATTGCGTGCTGACCGACCATGCGCTGGAGCGGCACACGCCGGCGACCGTCTATCGGGCGACCACCAACAAGCCGGTCTATACCTTTGCCGATCGCGCCGGATCGTCGGTGCGGCGGGCCTCGCACGGGTCTGAGCCGTTCCGCTATACGCCACTGGACCCGCAGCGCCTCGGGCCGGCGTCGGAGGTGGTGATCGTCCGGGCCAGCTCGGCGCAGATGAACTTCCTCAAGGACATCTACCTGGCGAAGAGCATCGCGCACCAGGCGGGCGAGGCGAACTTCCTGGTGCTGGTGGATGGCTGCCTCGCTGGCGGGTTCATCTACGGGCGCGACAAGTGGGCCCCGGACCAGCTCTATCTGCTGTCGGACTTCGCGCTGGCGCCAAAGAGCCGGGTCAGCAAGCTGATCGCCATGCTCGCCACCTCGCGCACCGTGGTGCACCGCGTCGAGGTGCAGCTGCAACGCCGGCTCAACCAGGTGATGACGACGGCCTTCACTGACCGGCCGGTCAGCATGAAGTATCGCGGCATCTTCGACCTGGCGGGCCGCGGCGAAGGGATGTTGAACTATGTCAGCAAGGTCCGCGAGCAAACGCCCGGCCAAATCTACAGCGAGTGGTTCCAGCGCTTCGTTGCAAACGCGCGTGTTGCGGGTGCCGCTCGCTGAGCTGACCCTGCTGGAGAAGAACGCCCGGTTCATGAAGGGGCCGACGTTCAACCGCCTCGTCGAGAACCTGCGCCGGGACGGCTGCCTGACCAGCGTGCCGCTGGTGCACCGGCGCGATGGCAAGCTGGTCGTGGTGTCCGGCAACCATCGGGTGCAGGCGGCGATCAAGGCGGGCATTCAGGACGCCGCGGTCATCGAGGTCACCTCGCCGCTGACGCGCGAGCAGTTCGTCGCGCTCCAGCTAAGCCACAACGCGGTGACCGGCGAGGACGATCCGGCGATCCTGAAGTCGCTGTATGACGAACTCGACTTCGGGTGGAAGGAATACTCCGGCCTGACCGACGATGCGTTCAAGCTGGAGGACCTCGACACCACAGTACTCCGCGTCGATACGCCGTTCTTCGAGGAGCTGACGATCGCGTTCCTGCCGGGCGACGCCGCGGTGTTCAGCGGCTGGCTGGACAGGATCGGCAAGTCGAAGGCGGCGAAGCACCTGGTTGGCGCCTATGCCGATTTCGATGGCTTCTTCGACGCGCTGGTGAAGGTCAAGGCGGTGATGGGCGTCAACAACTCGGCGGTCGCGCTGCGCCTGATGGCGGAGCTGGCCGGGCGGCAGTTGCAGGCCGAAGAAGCGGCGAAGGCCCATGCGCGGCGCTAAGCCTAAGGCGACGGTCCTCAAGCTGATCACTGGCAACCCGGGCCGCCGGCCGCTGAATGCGCGGGAGGCGAAGCCGCGCCCGGAGATCCCGGCACCGCCGCCGATGCTGAGCGGCGACGCGCTGACCGAGTGGAAACGGCTGACTCCGCTGCTGGCCGCGGTGGGGTTGATCTCGCAGCTCGACCTCGCCGTGCTGGCCAGCTACTGCCAGGCCTGGGCACGCTGGATCGATGCCGAACGGCAACTCGCGGCCACGGGGCTGATCATCAAGGCGCCGAACGGCTACCCGATGAACTCGCCTTACCTGGCGATTGCCAACAAGGCGATGGAGCAGCTCCGGCAGCTCGCCGAACAGATCGGGCTGTCCGGCTCGGCGCGGTCGCGGATCAAGGCCGCCGACCCTGGCGGTGCGGAGGACCCGGCGGAGCGGTTCCTGCGTGGCGGTTGAACGGCGCAGCCGCTCGACGGCCGCGCCGAAAGCCCGCCGAAAGGCTGCGGCGAGAAAGCCCAGGCAGAAGCCACCCGCGCCGCCTGCTAGTCTCGATCCGGTCGAGGCCTACGCGCGATCGGTGGTCGGCAACGAAGTCGTCGCCGGGGAGCTGGTGCGGCTGGCCTGCGAGCGCCACCTGCGCGACATGGCGGAGGGCGCGGCGCGCGGGCTGTCCTGGGACAGGGAGGCGGCGCTACGGGCCATCCAGTTCTTCCCGGCGGTGCTGCGGCACAGCAAGGGGCGGCTGGCCGGCCAGCCGTTCGACCTGTTGCCCTGGCAGCGGTTCGTCGTCGGCTCGATCTTCGGCTGGAAGCGGGGCGGTGTGCGCCGGTTCCGCACGGCCTTCGTCTCCACCGCGCGCAAGAACGGCAAATCCACCCTTGAAGCCGGGATCGGCCTCAAGGCGCTGATCGACGAGAACGAACCGGGCGCCGAGGTTTATTCCGCGGCGACCACGCGCGACCAGGCCCGCATCGTGTTCTCCGAGGCGGAGCGGATGCGCGATGCCTCCCCGGCGCTGCGCCGGCGCATTCACCGCACCACCAACAACCTGGCGGTGGTGAACACGGCGTCCTGGTTCCGGCCGCTCTCGGCCGATGCCTCCAAGATGGACGGGCTGAATGTCTTCGTCGCCCTGGTCGACGAGGTGCATGAGCACCCCAACTCAGGTGTGATCGACAAGCTCGACACCGCGATGGGCGCGCGCTCCGAGCCGCTGATGTACGAGACCACGACGGCCGGCGTGAATCGCAACTCGGTCTGCTACCAGCATTGGGAATTCTCCCGGAAGGTGCTGGAGGGCGCGGTACCGGTGGAGGCCGGCGACAGCTGGTTCGCCTTCATCGCCACGGTGGACGATGACGACGACTGGCGGGACGAACTGGCCTGGCTCAAGGCCAACCCCTCGCTCGGGTCGGTGCTTCAAGTTGAGGACCTGCGCAAAGAGGTCGCGCTGGCGCTGGAGCTGCCGGCGAAACAGAACGCGATCCGCCGGCTGCGACTCAACCAGTGGACCCAGCAGGTGGTGCGCTGGATTCCGATGGAGGTCTGGGCCGAGGGTTCGGCGCCGATCGACGCCGCGGCGCTGCGCGGTCGGACCTGCTACGGCGGCCTGGACCTGGCCCGGATCAACGACCTGTCGTCGCTGGCGCTGCTGTTCCCGCCGGTCATGCCCGGCGAGCGATGGAAAGTGCTATGGCGGCACTGGTGCCCGGACGATGACATCCTGGAGCGGGCCCGGCGCGACCGCGCGCCATACGACATCTGGCGGGACCAGGGGCACCTGATCGCGACCGAGGGCAACACGACGGATTTTGCCTTCGTCGAGGCGGAGATACTCGACCTCTCCCGGCTGTATGACATCCGGGAGCTGGCGTTCGACCGGACGTTTGCCGGCGAGATCGTGCGCAACCTGGCGGACGAGGGCATGACGCTGGTCGAGTTCGGCCAGGGCTTCCAGAGCATGGGACCGGCGGCGGCCGAATTCATGCGCCGTCTGCTGGCGCGCGAGCTGCAACACGGCGCCGATCCGGTGGCGACCTGGTGCGCCTCCAACGTCGCGGTGCGCACCGATCCGGCGGCCAATGTGAAGCCGGACAAGGAACGCTCGACGGAGCGGATCGACCCCATCGTCGCGCTCATCATGGCGGTGGGCCGCTCGATGGCCTCGGAGTCCGCCCCCTATGGCGACGGTCGCGGACTGCTCATCGTGTGATCTTGCGCGGATAACCCGAGTTATGACGGATATCGAGCTTGCTCGGCTCTGCGCGGCTGCGTACCAGCCGCCAGTGCCAGGGGTCACGACGGTCCTATGGAACGATCTGCGGGCCGATTTGTTGGAAGTCGGGAACACGATCACCGTGGTGGCGCGCGGAACCCAGCCGCCCAGCCTGGCGAACTGGATCCGTGACTTCGACGCGCTACCGCGCTGGCGCGCTGGGGCAGGATGGTGCCATCGGGGCTTTATCGACGGCGCCGAGGGCATGCTGCCCTCAATTTTGCCCCACCTGGTCGGCCGGCGGACTGTGCTGACGGGCCACAGCCTGGGTGGCAGCCTCGCGATCGGCATGGCGGCGGAGTTGACTCTCGGGCGGCCGCCTGGCGTGCAGGTGGTGCAGGTCGTGACCTTCGAGGCTGCGCGGGTCGGCGGCGCAACCCTGCGCCAGGCGCTGAGAGCTACCCCGATTGAGGGGCGGGAATACGTTTGTGGCAACGATCCCGTGCCGGCATTGCCGGAATGGTATGACCACGTCTGGCCCCTGTGGCGGATCGGCGAGGAGCTGCCGGACCCGCTGGAGTGCCACGAGATCAGCCGCGTTATCGCCGGGCTGGAGGCGTGCGCGACGGCGTCGGTCGTCGCGCCATCGCTGAGTGTCGCGAGCGATCGGCAGACTCAACCGCCGCCCTGACATCCTGGAGACCCCATGTTGGCTGTTCGGACCCGCCTTGCGGCTGCGGCCCCGGCGCTGCTGCGCGATGCGGTGGGCCTGGCCGGTGCGGCGGGCGTCACGTATGGCACCTGGCTGATCTACCCGCCGGTCGGGTTCATCGTGGGCGGCCTGCTGGCGCTGGGAACCGCCTGGCTGCTGGCGCGGGCGGCTGACTGATGCGCGGTCTGTTCGGCCGCCTGGCCAGGAGCGCCGGCGCGGTCGGCGCCGAGCTGCGCGACGGCTGGGTCGAGTTCGGGCAGTCGCAGTCCGGTGAGTCCGTCACCGCGATGCGTGCCATGCAGCACACCGCGGTGATGGCCTGCGTCGCGCTGCTGTCCGAGGACGTGGCGAAGATCCCGCTCGATGTGTTCGAACCGCTGTCGGACGGCGGGAAGCGGCCGGCGCGGAACCATTGGCTGCGGCCGCTGCTGCGCGATCCGAACCCGTGGCAGACGGCGCTCGAGTTCAAGGAGATGATGCAGGCGTCGCTGCTGCTGCGGGGCAACGCCTATGCAGTGGCGATCCGCCATCCCAATGGCCTGCCGCACACGCTGGTGCCGATCTTTCCCGATCGGGTCGCGCTCTACGAGGCGCCCGATGGGCAGTGGTTCTATGTCGTCACGCGCAACGGCCTGCACGAGATGGCGGTGTTGCGCGAGCTACCGCTGTTCATCCCGGCCGAGGACGTCTGGCACATCCGGTGGCTGCCGCTGTGGAATTCCCTGCTGGGCAGCAACCGCATCGGGATGATCCGGGAGTCGGTCGGCCTGTCCATCGCCCTGGAGCGCCACCAGGCCCGGTTCGCCGGCCAGGGCGCCCGGCCGAGCGGCCTTCTGTCCACCGACCAGAAGCTCGGACGGGAGGTCCGGGATCAGCTTACGAGTGACTGGAAGGCGTATCGCGAGGGTGCCGCCAACAGCGGCTCGACCGCGGTGCTGGAGCAGGGGCTGAAATGGCAGCCGCTGACCCTGACCATGGTGGACGCGCAGTTCATCGAGAGCCGGGGCTTCGGCCTGCGCGACATCGCGCGTGCGTTCAACGTGCCGCCCTACAAGCTGGCCATCGAGGGCGAAGCCGAGGGGCCGGCCATGGTGCAGATGGGCCAGGAATACCTCAACGGGCCCATCAGCGGGCACTGCGAGCGCTGGAAGGCCTCGGGGGAGAAGTTCTTCGGCCTCGATGGCGAGTCGCTGTTCCTGGCATGGGACTATGGGCACTTCCTGAAGGCCGACCTGGCAAGCCGCGCGACATACTACCGGCAGGCGGTCGGTGGCCCCTGGCTGGCGGCCAACGAAGTGCGCCGCGCTGAAGGCGCGCCGGCCGTTAAAGGCGGCGACCTGGTGCTGCAGGGGGTCAACATGGCCCCGCTCGGCTGGACGCCGCCCGATCGGTCGCAATCCGGCCAGGGCAGCGATCAGACCGGCACGCCGGCGCCGGGTGGCGATGGCGATGCGCTGCGGAACCCGGCGGACGACGCCGCCCCGAGCAACTGAGGAACTCCCCATGAGCGAAACCACCCAACCGGCGCCGCAGCTCGGCGCCGCGACCGGCGAACCGCGCGAACAAATCATCGCCGGATCGGATGGCATTGCGACCTTTACCGGCGATCATCCGGCCGAGGCGGCACAGGTGGCAACGGAAGGGGGCGCGCCGGCGACCACGGCTGCGCCACAGGCCGGTGCGGCGGCGACGGGGCCGGTTGCCGCGGTAGACCCGTCGCTCGCCCCTGCGGACCCGCTGAAGTCGGCCAGCGAGGCGCTGCAGCCGGACCGCGGTTCGGACTTTGCTGACGCCTTCCGGAACCGCCTGCGGATCGCGCGGGACCAGGTCCTGGCAGCCGGGCGCACCGGTCACATGGACCAGCTCGCCGCGGCCGTGGCAGCCGCGCTGGAAGTGCTCATCACCGCCTGAATCTGGCCGCCGACGACCGCGTGCCTTTTCCCGGAGTGTCCATGTCCGTCATCCCATTGCCACCCGGCCCTGTCGTCGATCGCACGCGGGCCGGCCTGCTGCGCATCGATGCCCCTGGGCTCGGTCTGCTCTGCGGGCTGCCGCGCGGTCTGGCGGTGGAGGCCATCAGCATCGACGACGTCAGCTGGCGCGACTCCTTTGACGTGCTTCTGGTGGGCAAGCCGATGCCGCCGAAAGAACCGGGTGCGCCTCTGGCGCCGGTGACGCTGATGGCTTCGGAGACCCGCGGTGATGACGGGCAGATCGTCATCATCGCCTGGTTCTCCCATGCGCCGGAACATCGCTGGGAGTTGAGCCGCCGCGCGGCCCTCCCGCCCGAGGCAGAGGGCTGAGGATGACGACGTTCACCAGTATCGCGGACTTCCGTTCGGCGCTGCGTGCCAAGCAGCCGCCGCCGGCGGGCGGCGTCTTCCGCGTCAGCACGCTGCCCTCGGTCGCGGTGGACGGCGCGGCCCGCACACGGCGGTTCTGTTTCAGCGACGGCAGCGTCGATCGGATGGGCGATACGATTGACCCGAACGGCTGGGACCTGGCCAACTTCCTGGCCAACCCGGTGGCGCTGTGGGCGCACGATTCCTGGTCGCCGCCGATCGGGCGGGCCAGCAACCTGGCGGTCGAGGCCGCCCGCCTGATGGGCGACATCGAGTTCGCCACGGCCGAGGTCTACCCCTTCGCGGACACGATCTTCCGGCTGTTCGAAGCGGGCTTCCTCAACGCGGTGTCGGTCGGCTTCCTGCCGATCGAGTACAGCTACATCGAGAACGATCCCAAGCGCGGCTGGGGCATCGACTTCAAGCGGCAGGAGCTGCTGGAGATCTCGCCCTGCCCGATCCCGGCCAATCCGAACGCGCTGGCCGAGGCGCGCGCCAAGGGGATCGACACCCGGCCGCTGATCGCCTGGGCGGAGAAGCTGCTGGACGGCGGCGGCCAGGTGCTCATCCCGAAGGCGCAGCTGCTCGCGCTGCGCAGGCAAGCGAAGGAATCCCGAACCATGCCCAAGCCGCGGCTGCGCGCCGATGATCCGACGATGACCGAAGACCCGGCGGCCGGCGGTGCCACGGTCGGCAATTGCGGGCGACCGGCGGACAAGGAGTGTGGCCTCAAGGATCCGGCCGAGTGCGCCATCCATGGCTTCGGGGGCGCTGGGGCGGGCACCGAGGACGACAACGCCGACAAGCGCCTCGCCGGGCTGGTCAGCGCCGCGGTGCGCAGCGAGTTCCGCCGGCTGCGGCGCAGCGGGCCGGGCCGCCGGCGCCGGCGTGACGCGACGGATGGTGATCCGGGCCCGGATGCGACGCTGCCTGAGGGGCACGAGGAGGCGATCCGCGGCGCCGCGATGCACTTCCGCAGCGCCGAGGACTACTACGACAGCGGCGATGAGCACCACGATACCGCGATGGACCTGATCGACCAGGCGGTCCGC